ATAATGAGTATTTTGTTGAATTGTTTGAAGAAAGAGGGTTTATTAGAGTAGATGAACCTAAGAAATATGATTTAATTTTATCTGATAACGGCTTAATAAAAGCTTTTTCTCATTGCGCTGTAGTTATCGGAGATGGCCAAGTTATACATCATCCATACCCAGCAAAATCAGAAATTGAAAGCTTAAGTTATTTTAATGATAAATCTAGGGTCGCTTATATGAGACACAAAAGTTTAGCGTAATGAAAAATTTAGTAAAAATAAAACTTCACGGACACTTAGGTAAGACTATGAAAAAAAGAGTCTGGAGCCTGTCTGTTGTAAGCGTCTCTGAAGCTATAAACGCTATTAATGTTTTATCAAACAACAAATTAAAGAAAAAATTAATTAAAGATCATAGAGAAAACGTCAGATATAATGTATTAATTGACGGAAGGGATTTCATGCACAACGACCCCTTAGATATAAAAAACCCAGAGACAATAAAAAGCTCAGAACTCTGTTTAAGGAACGACCAAATGAAAACAATAGATTTAGTTCCCGTTATAGAGGGGGCCGGGGATGGGATGAACATTTTTACCATTATATTAGCTATAGTTTTGATAGTAGCTGGATTTTGGGTGGGCACCGTGGGTGGTAATCCTGAATTGGGATATGCTATGGTAATGGCCGGATTGGGGTTATTGGCAGCTGGTATATCTAATTTACTATCGAAACCGCCTAAACCGGGGGAAATTTCGGATAGTATAGGCTCTTATATGTTCAACGGCCCACAAAACACAGATAAAGAAGGAAACCCGGTTCCAGTCGGATATGGAAGACTACTGGTTGGTAGTCAAATTATAGCGGCAAGTTATGATATCGATTACTTGTCTTCAGAAGCTGCAGACCAACCTATATTAACAGTATAATATGATAGAAGACAAATCAGGAATATTTTTAGCTGGCGCGCATAAAAAAGCTAGAACACCTGTCATTGCAAGAGAGGGTATCCTAGACAAGATAACCCTTGGCAAAAAAGCTGTATCCAGAACACAGATACAGGTTCTTGACTTGATTTCCGAGGGAGTTTTAGAGGGACTTGTTTCAGGTCAATTTTCTTATTCGGGTCAATTAGGTGACATTGGTTATGTTTCGGGTAAATTTGAACCTTATGAACCCTATGAATCCACTTCAGAGGACGCAGATGCAGAAGTTGATTCGAGCTGGAAAGATAATATAAGATGGTTAAGGTCAGTATATTGGAACGACATTCCGCTTGTAGACACTTCGGAAAAACTTAATTTTGCAAATATTGATGTATCATATGTCAAAGGGACAGCGGATGGGGTTCAGTCACAAAGCTCATCGACATTTAGCAAGGATATCGCTAGGTCATCAACCAAAACGCGGACAATTAGTCAAAGGTTAAGAGGGCCAAATTATAACTTTCGTGAATTGGGAAGGGGGCATGCAACGCCAACGGAACAGTTCGATCTTCTTTACAACCCAAGCGCAACCGAGGGAACCGATGCTTATCAGGATCACAGAAGAATGGTTGTGAACCAAAGAAAATATAGAGTCCTAAACAAAAGTTGTGTCGCTGTTATTGTAAACGTAAAAATAGCAGATTTAGCATATAGAGAAATGCAAAACGCAAAAAAAATGGGAGACGTTAGGAATACAACAGTAAACTATTTGATTAATATTGAACCAATATTTTCTCCAGACTCCCCTATTCCTAAAGGAGTACAAGAAAGTTTTGGGCAAAGCAGGACTGTGACAGCAAAGGGTAGGATCACTAAAGGTTTCATAAATTCGACAAGACTTGATCTGATTAACATGTCGGTAAGGGCAGATTTCTTGGGCTGGGAAGTGATAGTTATTAGGAAAACATTTGATTCTCTAGATTCTAGATACGCAAACACAACAGTGGTTGACAGTTTAACCGAAATCTATGAGAGCTCATACAGTTATCCAAATTCAGCAATTGTTAGCTCCAAGTTTTCTGCGGAGTTCTTCGCTAACGTTCCTAGTAGAAAATTTGACATGAGGCTTATAAAGGTAAAAGTCCCAAGCAACTACAACCCATGGTTGAGGAATTATGGTCAAATAAGTGGAGGAGCGAGATATGAGGGGAGATCTGGAATGTCGCAGAATTTCAACTCTTCAGGAGGAACTGCTATCTCAAGGTCCCCTCAATATAATTTCGCAAGGGGTGGTTCTGACGGAACCACTGTTACTTCTGACGGAACAATAGATTCTTGGCAGCCTCATGATCAAGACGACTATAGCCAATCAATCTCTCAAACAGTAATCAATATAAATGGTTTAGGCCAAGACGAATTAGGCGACCACACCGTTAACGGTACGACTGACATATGGGATGGAACATTTAAAGATGACGAGCAGTGGACAGACAACCCTGCTTGGGTTTTTTATGATTTATTGACTAATAAAAGATATGGTCTTGGTGATCATATATCTGAAAATGATATCGATAAATGGACGCTATACAAAATAGGACAATATTGCGACCAATTGGTTCCAGACGGAGAGGGAGGTTTGGAGCCTAGGCTCACAGCAAACATATTGTTAAACAAAAAAGAAGAAGCTTTTAAAGTCGTTAACCATCTGGCAAGTGTGTTTAGGGGTATAGCGTATTACGGACAAGGAAGTATATTTGCGGTGCAGGACGCGGAAAAAGATCCAGTAATGCTGTTTAATAACTCTAATGTATCAAATGGTGATTTTGTTTATCAATCAAGCAATAGAAAAGCAAGACATAATACAGCTATAGTTAAATATTTAGACAGAAATAATTTTCATAAACCCGCTGTTGAATACGTCAAAGACGTAGAGAGCATAAAGAAATACGGGGAAAGGGAAGTAGAAACAACTGCTTATGGGGCTTCTAAAAAATCTCAAGCCATAAGGTGGGGAAGGTGGACACTGCTAACAGAAAACCTTCAAACAGAGACCGTAAGTTTTATCGCGGGATTAGAAGCATCTTATTTAAGACCCGGAGATGTTTTTAGGGTTCATGATCAGAATAGAACAGAATACAAGTTTGGCGGCAGGCTTTCAGGGGTAAGAATTAACGACAATAAAGGCGCAGTTATAACACTCGACAGGTATATACCATTTGAGGGCCTAAAAGACGCAGATGGCAGCAACAACATGGGAACAGGGGTTCTCTCAATTATGGCTCCTACGTACCATTATGACCCAGTAACAACCACTCTGACTGGTAGCACGGATATAGAGGGTATAAGGAGGTCGCATGTGTTGGAATACACCTTCTGGACGGGGCATTCATTACATACAGACGCTGATGGGTATATCTCCAAAATACAAGGACCTTCGGGGGCGATAAATAACGGATTAATTGAAATAACTTTCACTGGAACTCAATACCAAACCCATGATATGGAGACTGGGGTATTTGATTTTGATTTAAATAGTTCAGAAGTAAGCAATATGCCTTTGGCTTATACAATTCATGACCGAGAAAGAAAAACTCCGGAAAGCCAACTTTACAGCGCCTTAAGCATTAAAGAAAACGAGATGGGGAAAATGGCTGTGATGGGCCTCGAGTACAGCACAGGTAAATATGATTTAATCGAACAGGACTTCAAGCTCGACTCAGCGACATCTCCATATCTTAGCAAGAAGCCTCCCATGAAACCCTCGTCGTGTACTGTTTTTAACGATGGGGGTGGGAATATGACCTTCAAGTGCAAAGTGGCGCAGAAAACAACCGATACTGGCAAGGATGAGCCTGATCCAGATCATAACACTTCCATAGTATTTGTATATCATAAATTCGAGTCTAACAAAAACGCATCAGCAGAAGTAGCCTTGCAACACACAAACTATTTCGAAAGAACAACCAATTCAACGCTTGCAGGCAAGAGCCCGGGAGATGACACCTCTACATATCAAGATCACCTAGCAGGGGCTTTTGCGGTACAAAATTCTAAAAGCTTTTTGGAAGATTCGGTACGATGCTCCCAAGCGGCTGGGTTCTATAGTTTTGCGTTTTTCAGTATGAATTACCATGGGGAATTTTCGACCGGGACATTCATAACAACTTTTGTTACGGTTGCGGAAACTATAAGCAAACTGCTAGGCGCGATTGAAGTAGCTGGACTTCAGTTAGACGAAGGGAGCAGGGAGTCAACAGTTGGAGCTAATGAAAGCGTAGTATCAACTGATGTTGTATCTTTGGGTTTATCTTGGACTGTAGGGGTTTTGGGTTCGGATATTGACTTTCTAAACTCTTATGGGCAAACTTCGCAGTCCGTTCATTTCGGCAGGAACCGGGGGTGGAGGTTAAGGACTCCGTTAGATACGGCGAGTCAATTATACTTTGTAATGACTTTAAGAGCGGTTAGCCTTACAGAAACCCCCAATACTGATACAATATATAATTTTGACTCTTTCCCTGCGTTAGATTTACAAGCTCAAGCCACCGATAAGAGCTCTGGGTATGTCACAGAAACAAAATTTGTTTTAAAAGCTTTCTACATTCTAAAAAAATCCAATAGAAAGAACGGGTCGGTTAGTGTGAATCCGATGGAGGTAAACATCAGTATTAAAGATATCGTTCACTTAAAAGACAGTTATTTTTATGAGGATAGCCCGCCAAGGGAATATGACGTTGTCGTTGAGCTTGTTAATCTAAAAAAGACTTTGGAAGACCCGGGCGACGATGTAGAGAAATATATAACTTCCTCCGCAGGTACCGGGTTAAATAATTATGCTGTAACTGATCAAGGTCTAAGTGATGTTGGAGTAAACACGGGTTTTGATAAAATAACAGTCAAAAATCCAAGGCCTCCAGCTTTCTTCCTCACTAAAACGACAGAAAGCACTCAAGAAATACTAAAAAAGGATTTCACTATGTATAGCAGTGTTGACGACACTTACGAAGAAACAGATTTAAATTCACTTAACGCTTATGTCAGATATGAAAGCGGGGGAATTAAGAAGTTATATTTACTTATACAAAATTATGAGGGAGAGAAAACGCCGGGCTCTACAGGCGCTAAAGGTTATTGGATAGAACTGGATTCGATTTGCGTTGCTTCGATAAGCAGACAACTTAAAGAATATTTAATAATAAAGCCTCAGAAGCTTTTTTATTATACTCAGGACTCAAATAATAATTTTGTAGAAGGACCAGTTGACAGTTTCAGTGCATCGAAATTTGATCAATTAATTAATGGTGGATTTATGTTCTTCTCATCCAACGTAGCGTCCGTAAACAATTCTTCGGTGTTCGATAGAGGGGTAATTCACGGGTTGACTCAAAATAGCGAACAGGTTACTAGAAACGTTAAATACACAACTCTTGTTGACGAGCAAACAGTGGAAGTGGAGACAAATCAGGAGATTTTCTTTGAGCAACAACCATTCATTTCTGATGACTCGCAGGACGCTGACACAGAAGCCATTATCGACGCCAAACAAATTAAACTAGAAATTCCTCAAAGTAGCGTCAATAATAAGCATAAATTCTTTGCTATTGGAACTTATGATATCTTCGATGGAAGTGTAATTAATGAATACGAAGGCTCAGCTTTACTAAAAGGATTGCTATATAAAAGAAAAGCAATCCCTTTGTCAAATGTAATAGAATTAGGATCATAAAATGAATGAACAGTTTACAACGGTAACATTAAAAGAGGGTTCTAATAGAGCTTACGCCAATACTGACGCCGACCTGTCTGGGTTAAGGGCTGGAAGTTTTCTAAAGATAGTTGATGTTAGTGATTTCTATAGGGTTTTAAGCGCGGAAAAACAATTTTTCATTAAAAGGTTTGAGAATTTGGGAAACGCCATAATTTCAATCGAAGGAGACGTTTCCGGAATATTAGCTCCGGGGGACCAAATTAAGGTGTCGTTTAAGGAATACGTAGTGGGAGAATTCTTTTTAAAAGGCTCTGGCCCCGGGTATTCAGTGGGAGACAAACTGTTTTTACGTTCAGAAAGATCGGTGCAAAGCTCATCGACTGGAGAAGATTTTAATGCTTCATTCAATGTAGATGAAATAGATTCGAAAGGATGCGTCAAGAAACTTTCCATAGTGAATAGAGGTAGATATCTAGTAGAGTCAGAAAAAAAAGAAATATATAAATTGAGTGATGGGTTTGGTTCTGGAGCAGAGGTGGAAGCCATGTTCATGGAAAACGGGAATGTTAGAATAGTTGAAAAAACTATATTCGAATCTAACGCTCAAGGGACAGCTACTGTAATAACGTTAGAATCAGATTTTGTTCAGAACATTAAATCCGGAAAA